TACTGACTTTACTTTTTCAATCAATTCGCTTAATAATTCTTGTGCTTTTTTAATCTTATTATAATTGGCTTGTGATAATACTCTTCCCTCTTTAAACATTGCTTCTAATTCTTTCTTCTCTGCCTCTAAATCTCCGTCTATATCCTTTTCATCTAATTTTTCTACGCTAATACCCTTTTGTTTGGCTGTTGCCATAGCATTAGCGGGAACACTTACTGCTGATACCTCTAAAAGCTCATTGCCGTTTGACTTCGGCATAAATCCTACACTAAAGGCGTTTAAAAAGCCTCCTTTATATAAATCAAATATAACACTTGCTTTCTCGCTTTCTTCTACGGCAAATCTAATTTTACCGTCTAAATTATCTTTACTACTCACTAAACTCTCTACTCTTCCAATAACCTCAGTGGCATCTTCGTAGTTGTGGCTGTTTATAACTACTGGATTATCCATAAAGTTATCTAAAATCCAATTCTGCTCAACCTCTTCTCCGTGTCTATCCATATCATTAGTTGAGAATGTAGCGTTTAATGTATAGTTGTCTTCATCTACTGAAGATATTTTTACTGGTATTCTTGTGTATTGTTTACTCATATTATTATTATTACTTTAGCACCTTTAAATTTGACATTGACAGTTAACTATCTCTGATGGTGGTCCTGTTCTGTCTCCCGGAAACATTAAACCATTACTAAATGGTCTATCCATTGGAACTTCTTCACCATCTAAAGCAGCGTGTGTATCTCTTGTGTTTTGAAAAGTAGCAGACCATATTTTAGTCTCTACTCCTGCTTGTTTATATCCTTCAAAATTTGCTTTTGTTTGTGCGGTATGGGTTTCTGTCCTTGCTATTGTTCTACCTCTACCTTTCTTTGTTTGTTCTACCAACTTATCAATTCTCTTTCCCATTTGGTTGTAGTCTTCTCCTGCTTCTCTTGCGGCTTGTAATTCGGAAGCGATCTGTTTACCTGTAGTTTCGTTTATTTTCCTTGTAAAGAATTCTGTTCTTTCGCTTAAGTAGGAATTTATCTCTGAAGACATAACAAAGTCAACGCCAAATCTCCCTGCTGTCTCCTCTCCCTCTTCTCTCATTACTTGTTCTAATACCGGAAACATAACTTGCCTTCCTATTCTTGCCTCTTCTTCTATGTTAAATATCTGGTCTTCTAAGGCTTTAATATCTTGAGGTAGTCTTTCTAGTATTCTTTGCTTTTGTCCCTCTAAATAATTCTGTAATTTATTAAGGACTAATCTTTCTTGTTTTTCTAATCTGTTATTCTTTAACTGCCAATATCTACGCCTTGTCTTGTAGTTAGATAATGGATGTCTACTCATTTGGTTGTTGATTGGTTTGTCCTAGTGGTGCGAGTGATAAAGGTGCGTAAATATCGTCGCCTCCTTCTATTTCTTCCATTCCTAGTTCTTCTCTTAATTCGTTTAATGTTAATGCGGCTACTTTATTAGCGGTTTCTATTCTTTTCATCTTCTTATCAAAGTCTTCTTCTGTTAACTCTTCCGCCCTCAATTCTACTCCCTCCGGTGCTAAGTATTTTTGTAGTGCTAAAACTCTTCTTCTTACTATTGGTTTAATTGTTTCTTCTAAGAAAGTTTTTCTTGCTTGTTCGGCGTTTGAGAATTTAATCTCATCAAAGCTTGATAATAATGTTTTAGGTACTTCGGTTATTGTAGATACTTCCTCTAATACTGCTCTCTTAGACTCGTTATACTCTAATTCTCTCGGTGATCGGGACATTTCTATGTAATCAGCCTTTCCTCCCATAAAGTGTGGCATTCTACCGTTTTCACTACCTCTTGCCTCACTAATCTTTTTCTTCCATTGTTCTTTTAGGTCTGCTATTTGTTTATTACTTAATCCGAATTCGGTGTCAAAACTAAATACTCCGTTTATTCTCCCGTCTGATCGGGCAAGTTTCTTTTGGTATTCTCTTAACTCTATTTCTGTTCTTAATACATCTTTTGCTCCTTCGTTTAATATTGATCGTGGTTTTTTATAGTCTTGCGGTTCTGGTCTATGTTCCCAAATTATTTCCTCCGGATTGTAATATTCTCCTTTTGCTCTATCTTTAAAACCTATTAACTCTCCCTCCTTATTAAAGTCAAAGTCTATATTTATAGGGTTTAATAAGTGTAGTTTTTCTGGTAGTTGATTGTTGTTAAATATCTCTCCCTTTGGTTCTTTCCAAATAAAATAAACTCCGTATAAATCAAAGTATAATTGTACTAAATTCCAAAAGTCATCTCCGGATAAGAAGTCATTAGGGTTTTTTAATAAATTACTAACCTCTTCTACCTCATTATCACCTCTATATGCTTTTATCTCTACCGAACCAATAACACCTGCTCTTTTTTCCAGAGCTTTATTAAAATAAACACTCCTATCAAAGAAAGTGTTTGGCTTTGTTATTCTATTTGGTTCTATCTTGCTATCTAAAAAGGGTAAAAAGGATATTCCTTTCTCTTTTATTTTTTCTTTACTACCGAATATTTTTTTAAATGGGTTCATCAATATAAAAAGCCCCGCCTATTCTCCAAGTATGGATTTTGGCGAGGCTCGTAAGCCTTAATTTATCTCTACCTCCGTCTTTGTTTTAATTCTTATGTTTTGACCACAGTGAGGACAACGTGTGTCCATTTCTATCCAGCCGTGAACTCCTTTAGCAACAACTCCTCCACAAGTTGGACAGTTTAATATATCTTTATCTCTTTTCTTCATTTCTATACCTAATTATAACATATTTTTAACTTCGTTTCAATACTAGACTATTCCTATAAATGGAGCGTCTAATTTTGTGTATAAACCGTACCTTATTGCGTCCATTGCGTGATTATTGTCATCTTCTGGTTTGTTTGTTGGTTTTTTATTCCGATCTAACTTCCAAGAGTAGTTTTTATATTCATCTATTATATTTTCACTGCTCTCAGTGTAATACAGTTCCTTAGTTCTCATTAAATCTATTCCAGCGTTTACACTATCCTTACCCTTTGTTGCTCTTCTAATGTTCCAATTATGTCTTTTAATCTCTTGTATTGATTTTGGTTCTGCGGAGTCAGCATATATCCAAGCATCTCTATCTACCCCTAATGACTCCATTTTACTCGCTATCATTTGGTTTGTTAGTCCTGTTTCGTATATCAACTCTCTACAATAAACCTTATCGTTGTGCTGTTTTATTTCTATCAATGCGGTTGGGTCGTTTGTAAATCCGAAGTCTAAACCATAGAATACGGGATAAGGCAATTCTTCAAACTCTTTATCTGTCATAGGTTGCCAATCTCTGAATATTCTACCTCTCTTTCCTTCGGTTACCAGCCCCTCTATCATATTGTAGTAATGGCTTGGGTTTGTTTCTTTGTATCTCTCGTATCTCTCTATACTCTTTTTATCAAGGTTTGCTTTGTTATTTTTATAAGTGCTATGTATATATATCGTGTCTTTTGCTGACTTTTTAAGTTTAGGAATAAAAAAGCCTTCTATCTCTTTATGCTCTACTAAGTTAAACCACCTTTTAATAATCCAATGGTCTTTTGACGGTGGGTTAAGGTTTAATATAATTCTTGGTTGCATTCCTTTCTTTGTCCGGAGGGAGTCTTCTAATTGCATAAAGTCTTCTTCCGCTACCTCGTCAGCTTCTTCTATTATAACACAATTATAGTTAGCAATTGATTTTAATTTAGCAGTGTTAGAAGAGCTTGACTTTCTAAATCCAAATCCTTTTATTATGTTGTTGTTGTATTCTATTGAAAGTTGCTGGTCGTTTTTCTTTACGTGTTGCTCTAATCCTATCTCTTTCATTCTATCTTCTATCTCTTTATAAATAGAGTTTCTTACATCTCTTTTGATAAATCTCATTACCGCACATCTGAAGTATTGCGGGTCTCTTAGGTTTGCTATAGCATATTGTGATACAAAGTGCGATCTACCAGCAGCCCTTCCTCCAAGCAGTATTCCATACCTGTAGTCTTGTCTTAGAAGTGGTTCATATACTTTATTTATCTTCTGCATCTTCTGAAAAATCTACGAATTGTATTTTATTTTCCGGTAAAGGTTCATCTCCTGACGTAACGTCCTGACGCTCTTTCATACCGTGATTAGATGATAAGATAAGCTTTGCTATGGTTGAGTTATAATCATTGCTTAGACCCTTTTCTAACAGCCTCTGACGCTGTTCTTCCCTTATTTTGTCCAAAGCTTTGGAGAACTGCGGGTATTTTTTACCCCAATCCCATACTGTTGAGTGGTGTACTCCCAAGTGATTAAATGCGAAGTCTTCTATCGTTGGTAGCTTTACTTTTAGTTTTTCTCTATCGTTTTGTACTATATACTCGTCGTGCTTTTTTTCTAAGTATTTATCTACCTCCTGTACAAAGCTTTCTTTGTATTTAGTAGGTCTACCGTCGTAGTTTCTTCTTTCGTCGTATCCTTTTTTAAAATCTTGTGCCATAATTTATTACCTCTCCCCTATCGCCTATTTTACCCTTTCTAAAATTTATTTGAACTTAGAGTAGGGGGCTTAGGGGAGTAGGGTAGGCTAGAATATTATTATATTATCTCCTTGCTCTTCTTTGTAATCCTTAATGTAATTGATTGCTTTTGTTATGTTCTTTCTAAATTGGTGTCTTGTTATCTCTCCTTTAATAAAAATATGTTTATCATCTCTTTGCCCTTCGTCTAATACTTTTATTATTCTTTTTGGTTTACCGACTTCTACCTCATCTCCTTTTTTGTATTTGTCTTCTGTAAACAGTATTGCGTCTATAGGATCGCCGTCTTCTGCTTCCGTTCCAATAATGTATCCATAGTAAAAAGGGCAAGGCTTATGTAATTCCTTGTCTTCTTCCCCACCTTCGTGGAGTTCTGATTTTATTGTGTCGCCTTTTTCTATTTCTATTTTAATTTTCATATATTGATTTTGTTGGAAACTTTTGTTGTATAAATGTTTTAAAGTTTTGCGGTACTGTTGGTGGGCTACTTATAAACTTATTGCCTTTTATCTTTTCAAAGTCATCTCTGTTAAGGAATTTATAATCTCCTGCCGGGATTACTGATGTTCTTGGTTTTGCTTTTGTTGACTCTATCCCCGCTACATTACCGTAAACACTTCTCCAAACTATTCTTTTATTCTCCCATCTTATCTTTTTAAATACCTTTTTAAACTTCTTTTTGTTTATTACTATTGGGTAGTGTAATTCGTAACTCTTTGGTTCTTTTATGCCGAATTTCTTTCTTATAAATCCTCTTGTTGTTTTTAAATACTTCTTATACATATCTTCCCGCCTGTTCTTTATGTGAAACCTCATTGTTCCCATATCGTAGTCTTTGATCTCTTGCGGTTCTAAAAAATAAAAGTCATCGTTCATTAAGACAAAATCATCACTCACTCTTTTATCTCCACAGATGTGTAATAACTTTCTTACCATATTGGAAGTGTTAATTCCGTATGGGTCGTTTTTCTTTATAAATGTTAAATTGCTTTCGTTTAGGTAGTCTGGTAATTCTCCTATAATAAATATATTACCGTGTTCTACGTTCTGTAAGCTTCGGAGGGAGTACTTTGCTTCCTCCCATTTACTCTTTGTTAGCGGGTAGATGAAATCCATTCTATAAATACTTGCTTTATTCGGCTTTTTATTTTATCTAAATCTTTTATTGGGTCTATTGGGTATATGTTATCAAGTGTTGATGGTTTTTGTCTTTCTCTATCAGTGCCTAAGAAGTAGTCTTGGTATTTTAGGTGTGTTCCTTTTATTTTTTCTCCCGGATAAAGCCATATTGCTGGTATGCCATAACTTTCCGCTGTTATTATTCCGTGTAATGAAGAACTTGCTATTATCTCGCACGATTTAACATCTTCAATAAATCCTTTCCAATCTTGTTGTATGTCTATTATGTATTCACCGCAATCTTTATACTTTTCTTTTTCTATGAAGTGAGGTATTACTCCAATCTTATGTTTTACTTCTACCTCTGGGTTGTATACATCTGATATTAGCAGTCCGGTATCTCCGAATACATCAGTTGTGTTATTCTTTATTCTTTCTTCTGTTACTGGTCCTCTAAGGGATAATATATTAACTCCTGTTCCGTC